TGCTGATATGCCAGAACAAGGCACAGATCCATATAGCCAGGCTTATTACAAATCTGCACAAACTGCTGCCAAACTACAAATCAAATCTTTATTTGAAAAAAAACTTTATGATGCTTACACGTCAAATAGAACAGATGTTAATGGATTTACTAAAGCATCCCAGGATATTAAAGATGGATTATTAGAAGCATTAAAAGAAAAAAATCCACAGCTCTATAATTACTTTGCTTATGATTTTGAACAATCAACAATTCCTTATGCCAAATCTGTTTATACAAATTGGTCAAGCAGCAAGAATGATATTGAAACTTCTGTATTTATGGGAACTGTTAATTCTGGTTATGCAAATAATATTATTAAAGGAGCTGCCAAGGGAGATGATGGATTAGCAAAAGCAGGTTTATTTGTAAATAATTTAGTAGGAGATTTTTTTTCACTTGGGCCAAAAGATCAATTTACAGCAGGTAAATTATTTTTTGAAAAAGATGCAACAAGATTAGGTATTAAAGATAGTAAAGCTATTAGTAAAGATATTAACCATGCAAGAACAACGTTTCAAAAAATATATTTAGAAGAAACATTTAAACAATTTAAAGGTAATGCACCTGCATTGGTTGATGCTATTAACAATGTTAGAAATGGTACATTTAAAACAAAAGATTTTTTTAGCCCAGTTTTTTCAAAAGAAGGAACTGTTATAGGTGTTAATGATACAACTGTTGATACTATCCTGGATCAAGAAGAAAGAGAGAAATTAGCAAATGATTTATTTACAATATTTAATAATGAAACAGATAGAGTTAATAAATTATATGAGAATGATAAAAAATATTTAGATCTAGGAGCTGCACAAGAACAATCTAAAATATTATTAAAAATTATAAACTTGCAAGATGTTGATCCAGGAACAGATACTTCTGGATTAGAAAATGAAATAGAGAAAGATATAGAAGATTTTAAAAAAATTTATCCAACAGAAAAAGGATTAGAGTTTGCTAAAACTTTAAAAGAAACATACTTCAACAGATTTAATGCAGATGATGATACTCCTGGTGTAGAAAATAGTTATATGGAAGATGCTAGAAATGGTATGTTGGATAACAATCAATTATTAAAAGACAATAGATTAACAGGAAAAACAAAAGCTAAAATATTAAATTCAGCTAATTCTTATGATATTGGCGAAAAACACTGGACAGATCATAATTTATATAAAGATGGACTAAATATCATTAATGGCCTGGAGAGTACCTCTGCTAGTGGATCTGCATTATTTTTTAGTGGAGATAATAAAAATAAAGAAAAATCAGATAAGCTTACATTTTTATACAGAAAAACTTTTGAAGATATTATTGATACAAAAGGCATTGGTATTGGAAGAACAGGTAATAGAGTTAATCCATTAGATGTTGCTGATACAATTAAAAGATTAGATCAAGAGGGTAAATTAGTTATTACAGATGCAGATTACAAAAGAGCTACAAGTGGTAAAGATCAAGCTACTGGAAATCCAAAATTAACACAATTCAATAACATTAAAAAACTTAAAAACAATATAGAATTAAAACTAGCAAAAGAAACAGATAATACAAAAATAAAAGAATACCAAACACAAATAGAAACTTACAAACAACAAATGAAAGAAATTGAGGATAGTATTCCTGGAGGTATTCAAGATATTGAAAACAAAGCATTTAAAATGGATAAATCTCAAGTGTATTATGTAACTGATAATGGATCTGTAGAAATATTATCATCAAGAGTAATCTATAATTTACTTTATAAAAATACTTATAATATTATTACAGATACTAGAGCTGCAGAATATCAAAAAATGTTTGAAATAACAGGAAGTAACTAATGAATAGAAAAGATAAAATTACAGAAATAGAAAGCACAGAAGGTTTAGCAGATACAGAAAGATTAGTTGCTTTACGTTCTTATGAAAATGAACGTATGCACCCAACTAATGTACGTTTAAGAGAAGATAAAGAAAACGCATTTAAAAATGTTGAAACTGCTTACAATGATGGAAACTATCAGGCAGCAGCAACATTAATAGAAAGTAATAGAGATATTTTAGATGATGAATTTGTAAATGAAAAAGTAGAAGAAGATAGCAAATTAGGAAAAATATTTAGAGAAGGTTATAGAATGATTGGCACTGCTCTTGAAAGCACTGCTAATAATGTTTTTGAATTAACAGATGATTTTGTAAGAATTGGAGAAAAATTTGGATTACCAAATCTTTATATCCAGGTTAAAGATGGAGAAGTTAATTTTTTAACTGAAAGACCAGAAGATGTTAATGCTAGACCACTAGAATTTGTTGATGATCCAGATAGCATGGTTGCTAATTTGGGAGCAGGATTTTTAGAATTTATGATCCCATTTACTACTATGTTAAAAGCGACCAAAGCTTATAAAGGTGGTAATACAGCAACTAATGTATTGAAAGTTTATGGATCTGGAGCTGTAGCTGATTTTATGTTTTCTCCACAATATGGAAACTTTGCAAGTTTATTATCAGAGCTTGGAATACAAAATGAATTTATACAATTTTTAGATAGTAGAGTTGATGAAGAAGCTGACATTATAGAAAAAATGAAAGGCAGAGGTAAAGGTGTTATTGAAGGAGTTTTAATGGGAGCTATGTTTGATACAGCAATTAAAGCTGTTAGATATATGAAACAATCTCCAGAATGGGTTGCTAAAGCTAAAAGTTATTTATCTGCTAATTTTGATGAGGCAGGAGCTGCTACTTCAAACATTCCTTCATCTAGCCCTGCTGCAGAAAGATCTCTATCAGAAGCAGGATTAGAAGTTAAAACTTCTCCTACTGAAACACCATCAAGTGGAGTAAATGATTTACCATCCCAAGAAACAACAGTGCCTGGGCCAGAGAGTACAGAAACAATCTCTCCTTCAAATGATCTAGGGAATAATAGTAATTTATCTGCCATAAGTATTGAAAATAAAATATACCAAGTTGATAACGACATCAACACTTTACTTGCAAAGGCAAACGAAAACAAGCCTAAATTGAATGAAATGTTAAATAAATATGATGCAGATGTTGTTACAGATATTAAACAATTAGAGAGTATTAATACTAAATTAAAAGTTAAAAACAGAGAGCCTAAAGGATTACCAGATTATTTAAGAGCATATATGCTTACAGATAATGCTAAAATACAAGATATTTCTGCACAAATTGAAAAAGATTTAAAAATTTTGGATAAGGATTATAACAAAAAAACAAGATCTATTCACTACCAAATTGAAGTTGCTCCAGGATTTACTTCTGAAGTACAATTAAGACCAAAAGAAATACATCCATTAATTATCAAACATCACAAACGTTGGTACTCATTATCTAAAAAATATGATAATACCAATGTAATTCCATTATCTTTGCAATTACAAATTTATAATGCAGAATTACAACTGGAAGAAAACATATTAAAAATATTAGGACAGTAATATGGCACGATTTGGAAAATTTAAAGCAGAAGATTTAGCAAAAGAAGTAAAAAAGTTTTTAACTAAAGATATTCCAGAGCTGCAAACAGGTACTGAAAAAACTGTAAAGACACAAGCAAAGGCCCAAGAGATTACAGGAGAAGGTGCAGGAACAGCTCCTATTGAATTAATAGATAACAAATTTATAAAAAATTTAGAAAAAGCTGTATCTGAAAACAGATTACCACCAGAGTTATTTCCTAAAGACTTTGATAGTTATAAAAATTCACTTTGGTATAAAGTAAAAGATGAAGGCGATATTGATGCCTTAATAGAAGTTATAGGTAAAAAATATCAAAAGAACGTTCAAAAATATCGTAGAGGAGCAGGTGGAATATTAAAAGATGCTGTTGTTAAAGATCTAGCAGATGAGCTTAATATGTCTATTGAAACAATCCAAAACAGAAAAATTGGAGATGTTTATAATGTTGAGGAAATGTTAGGTGCAATAAATCTATTAAAAGATTTTAAAGTACATTTAAAACTGGCCCTTAAAAAAGCTGTATCAGAAAATGCAGGAACAAAAGAAAAAGCTTTTGCTATGCAAATGGTACAAACTTATTCTTCTGTACTTAACCAGGTTATGGGAGCTAGAGCAGAGCTTGGTAGATCTTTTAGAATTTTAAGAGAAATGAAAAAAGCTACAGATATTTCTCAAAGTGAAGAACAAGCATTATCAGCTATTATGGAGAATACTGGTGGTAAAGAATTTAATGAACAAAAACTACAAGCTATTTATGGAATAATAAATTCTAATGAAGGATCTGCTGCTAAAGCAATTAAACAAATTAATTTAGCAACTAATAGAGAAATGTTATTCCAAATTTATTACAATAACCTTTTATCTGGTGTTGATACACACATGGTTAATTTAGGTGCAGGAGCTTTATTACAACACTTCCACCACCTAGCTAGATTTGCAGGAGGAACAAAAGGATCTATTCATAAAATGCTTGATAAGCAGCACAAAGGTTTAACCTTTAAATCTGCTTTAGCAGGATACTATGGATATATGCAATCAATGGTAGATGGATTAAGAGTATTTTCTTCATCACTTTTAACTGGTCAATCTATAGATACATTTTCTAAAGTGCCAATAGATGACAGTATTTCTGGTGGAAAAATAAATGTTAGAAATCTTACTTACAATTCTGTTGGTAAAGTAAATAAAAGATTAAGAGAAAGAATTGAACAAGATCCAAACTTTTTAGCTGACAATGCTTTCTTTAAAGGAGCTGATGCAGTGCTAGATGTATCAACTAGATATGCTCCAAGATTTATGAAAGCTGCAGATGATATGATGAAGTTTATATTTTATAGATCAGAGCTGCACACTTATGCTTATACAAAAGCTTTAGATGAAGTAGAAAATGGAGTTATTGCAGATAAAGATTTTTCAAAAAGAGTAAAAGAAATTATTAATGATCCTATAAAACAAGCTCCAGATATTAGATTAAAATCTATTGAAGCTGCAAGAGATACAGTATTGCAAAGACCATTGGATAAATATGGAGCTGCTATTCATGCAGTTTTAAAAGAACAAACCAACTTACCTGGATCAGCAGTTATTGGAACAATGGCAAAATTAATTACTCCATTTTTTGGAACACTTTACAACTTAACTAAAGTTGGTGTTGAGCTAACTCCTGGTGTTAATTATGCCATGGCTAAATACATGAAAGGCAGCAAGCTTTACGAAATGTACCATTCTACAGATCCTGTACAAAGAGATATGGCCCAGGGCCATTTAATGATGAGTACAGTTATGGTTATGATGAGTACATTAATAGCATCAAAAGGTTATGTAAAAGGTGGAGATCCTATTTATGGAAATCAAAGAGATAATGATACTTTGAGATTTATGAAAACTGGGCCAGATGAATATTCAATATTAATACCTTGGTCAAGATTAGATCCAGATGGAGAATACAAAGGTGTATTACATGATGGTAAAGATAGATCTTACCAAATCAATAGACTTGATCCTGCAGGACAATGGCTAACTATGGGATACAATTTAGCAGCTCTTTCTGAAGTTAAATCAGAACAAGAGATTGCAGAAGCTATTTTTAAGGCAGCTTTCTCTGTTGGAGAAAAAACTTTATCATCTCCCTTTGCAGGAAATATTGCTGACTTTATAGAAATATTCTCAAGTGATTTTTCTTCTGGAAATCCACAAGTTTTTTCAAAAAAAATTATAAAATGGGGTGCAAGAAATTTAGCAAACTTTGTACCTGGATCATCAAGAATGAGAATGAATATAGAAAAATTTGGAGATATTGATGAAAATGGAAACTTAATTGCAAGAACAGGAGATCTGCCAGATATATTTACTATTGAAGATCCTAATGATGGAAAGATAAAAACCTTTGTAGATAATGGAGATGGTACTTATGAGATGATTGAAAAATCAACTGGACTTGCAGATAACATTGTTAATAATTTTAATACAGAATTAACTAATGAAGTTATAAAAAGAACAGATAGACAAGAGTTAGAACAAGCTATTGATTGGTGGGGAAGACCAGGAACAGAAGATCCAAGAGTTGGGCCTGCAGGTGTATTATGGTCGCCAGTTAAATTTAGAGATATGCCATGGCAGCAAGAAGATCTAATTAATACAGGTTTATTCACAGAAGAAGATTTAAAGAAAACAATACCTTTATTACATAGAAATGAAAAATTTGATGAAATTGCAAACTTTAGAACAGAGGATGGAAAATCATTATTTGAAAATACTCTAAATGTTGTGGGTATTGCAGGAGAGTTTGAAAGATTAAGTTTTGGCCCAAGCAATCATCCTGCTTATTTATCAATTAGAGGACAAAGAATTCCATTAAGTAGAGAACAATACAATGATTATAAAAAATTAATTAATGGAGATTTTTCTGCACTTCCAGAAGATGTAATAAATGAAGCAGCTAATTATGTATCTCCAGAATACTATGAACAAGTTATGATGCCTGGAGTAACATTAAAAGACAATCTTAAAAAACTTATGATTTCTGATGCTTATTATGTTTATGGATCTGATGATGATATGGCTACTACTTCCAGAGAAAAAATGATTACAAATGTTATTAATTTTCATAGACATGGAAAACCAGAACAATTTAAAAACAGTTTTGAAACTAGCGAAAATTTAAGAATTGGTTTAGATGGGCCAGATAAATTGTTACTTTTAAAATATCCAGATCTAAAGTATAAAGCACTTGAGCTGACTAAAAATATAAATGACAGAAATGTCAAACCATTAAGAGAGGTTATAGGAGCAGAATAATATGGCAGTAAATCCAGTATTAACAGGGGAAAGACGAAATCAATATACTTCTTCTGGATCTTTAGGCCCTTACAATTTTACGTTTGTAATTTATGCAGATGCTGATTTATCAGTATATGTTGATGATACTTTAAAAACTTTATCAACTCATTATACAGTTTCAACAAATGCTAATGGAACAGGATCTATTACATTTACTGCAGGCAACGCACCTACCTCTGGTACACTGGTTACAATTATTGGAAGCAAAGATCTTGCAAGAACAACTGTATTTACTTCTGGAGGCCCACTAACTGCAGATGCTTTAGAAACAGAATTTAATAATGGTTTAGCTTTACTACAACAATTAGATGAAAAGATCTCAAGAGCTATTACACTTCCTATTGAAACAGATGCAACAAGACCAATAGAGTTTCCTTACGATAATACAGAAGCTAACAATGCAAATAGAATTATTAAATTTAATGCTGCAGGATCTGCATTAGAATTAGGATCCACAACTACAAACATTGATGCTTTAGCAGCAGTAGCTGCTGATATAGCGGTAGTTTCTGGTATTAGTGCAGATGTAACTGCAGTAGCTGCAGATGAGGCTGATATTGGAATTGTGTCTTCAAACATAAGTTCAGTACAAACTGTCGCAACCAATATTAATGATGTAATAACAGTAGCCAATGATTTGAATGAAGCTATTTCAGAAGTTGAAACAGTTGCTAATGATTTAAACGAAGCAGTATCTGAAATTGACACAGTAGGAAACAATATTACTTATGTCCAAACTGTAGGAGATAGCACAAATATTGCAAACATCACAACAGTTGCAGGACAAATTACACCAACAAATAATATTTCTACAGTTGCTTCAGCAAATGCAAATATTTCAACAGTAGCAACAGATCTTTCTGGATCTAATACAATAGGCACTGTTGCAACTGATTTATCTGGAGCAAATAATATAGGAACAGTTGTAACAAATATTTCTAATGTTAATACAGTTGGAACAAATTTATCTGGTTCAAACACAATAGGAACAGTCGCAACAAATATTAATGATGTCAATACAGTTGCTGCAGATACTGCAGATATTCAAACTTTAGCAGATATAGAAGATGGAACAGTTGCAACTAATGCTGTTTCTAATGCAGGGAATAATTCAACAAATATTACTACTGTAGCAGGTCAAATATCTCCAACAAACAATATCTCAACAGTAGCTGCTGCTGCTCCAAATATTGCAACTGTAGCAGGTCAAATATCGCCTACTAATAATATTTCTACAGTAGCAGGTGCAAATGCTAATATAAGCACAATAGCTTCTAATTTAACTGGTGCAAATACTATTGGTACTGTTGCTGCTGATTTATCTGGTTCTAATACAATCGGTACTGTAGCTACAAATATTGCAGATGTTCAAGATGTGGCAAATAATATTGCAGGAGTTAATTCTTTTGCAGAAAGATATAGAGTTGCTTCGTCAGATCCAACAACAAGTTTAGATGCAGGAGATCTTGCATTTAATACTTCTGGAAATGTTTTTAAATATTATGATGGAAGTTCTTGGCAACAAATTACAGCAGGTGGTATTACAGATATTGCACAAGACAGTACACCGCAATTAGGTGGAAACTTAGATTTAAACTCAAACGATATTACTGGAACTGGTAATGTTAATATTACTGGAAATGTATCTTTAACTGGAACAGTAGATGGTAGAAATATTGCTACTGATGGTACAAAATTAGATACGATAGCAACAAGTGCTACTGCTAATCCAAATGCAATAGACAATGTTGTAGAAGATACCACACCACAATTAGGTGGAAATTTAGATTTAAACAGTTCTGATATAACTGGAACAGGAAATGTAAATATTACAGGAACAATTACATCTTCAGGAGATATTACTACTTCTGGTGTTTTAAATTCTATAGCACCTACAAGACACTCTA